GAACAGATGGTAGACCTAGATACTTCAGGACCTGAAGTAGATATAGCTTTACCCGAAGAGAAAGAACAATCAGTAGAACAGGAGGTTACAAATGCAGAAACTGATAATAAAGACAGTGATAAGCCCAATGATTCATCTGAGAAATCTGATGAGCAGTTGGATGCTACACCGAGCGAACCAGAAGCTAAGAAAGAAACTCCAGAAGAAGGGGATAGTAAGCCAGCAGACGACAGTAGCCCAGTTGAAGAATATTCTGCGGGGGTTAAAAAAAGAATAGCTAAACTTACTAAACGTATGCGTGAAGCTGAAAGGCAACGGGAAGAAGCCGTGTCTTATGCTAAACGTGTTCAAGGAGAAAGAGATCAATTAACTAGAGTTGCTACCGATTTAGATAAAAACTATGCCGATGAAATGGAAGGAAGAATTTCTTCTTCATTAGCAGCAGCACAAGCTAAATTAGCAGCAGCGCGAGAACAAAGCGACGCTAAAGCTGAAGTAGAAGCTTTAACCGCAATTTCGCAATTAGGTTATGAACAAGGCAAATTAGCAGAAATAAAAACGCAGCATAAAATGGAAGAAACTGCTGCTAAAAAAGAGACTAGTAAACTAGATCGCCCTGTCAGAGCCAGACAAACACCTCCACCAGATCCTAAAGCGGAAGCCTGGGCGGAGAAAAACGAGTGGTTTGGCAAAGATAATGCCATGACATACACTGCTTTTGATCTACATAGAAAACTTACTGAAGAGGAGGGAATAGATCCTAAATCTGACGAATATTATGAGGAAGTTGATAAAAGAATAAGACTTGAATTTCCCCACAAATTTGGTAATAAGAATGTAGTAGAAAAAACGACTAGCAAACCTACACAAAACGTTGCCTCTGCAACGCGTAGTTCAAGAACGGCCGGTCGCAAAACGGTAAGACTCACACCTTCCCAAGTAGCAATTGCTAAAAAATTAGGTGTGCCACTAGAAGAATATGCGAAACAACTTATAAACACGCAGGAGGCGTAGGCATATGAAAAAAGAAAAAAACACTTCCCGTGCGAGCCAAACAAAAAAAGAAACGCGTAAGAAAGTTTGGACTCCACCATCGTATTTAGATACACCCAACGCGCCAAATGGATTCAGACACAGATGGGTCAGGATTGAAATTTTGGGATTCGTTGACACGAAAAACGTACAAGGACGCTTAAGATCCGGCTACGAATTAGTGAGAGCAGACGAATATCCAGAAGGTGATTTCCCAGTAATCCAGGATGGCAAATACACAGGGGTGATCGGACACGGAGGCCTAGTGCTGACTAGAGTACCGGAAGAGATCGCGCAGTCAAGACAAGATTATTTTGCTCAACAAGCAAGAGATCAAATGACTGCAATGGATAACGATTTAATGAAGGAACAGCATAAGAGTATGCCGATCGATATAGATCGACAGTCTCGTACAACCTTCGGTGGTACAAAGAAGTAATTACTTCTCGGGATAACAACCAATTCCCTACTATCGATTTAAATTAACCGTGAACTACGAAAGTAGTTTGCACAAGGAGAAAAGCTATGGCTAACGACAGTTCAACGGCATTCGGTTTTAGACCGTTGAGAAAAGTAGGTCAGACAGATAATAACGGTGGTTTAGGTGAATGGAAAAAGGGCTCAGGCTCTGCAGCTATTTACCATAACGAACTAGTTTACTTGACAACAGGAGGAGTACTATTATCTTCTACTGTTTCGACAAGTACTAACATAGGCGTATTAAACGGCAGTTTTTACACTGATCCTACAACAAGCAAGCCTACTTGGTCTACTTATGCACCTAGCGTCGCAGCAAGCGATCATGTGTGTCTTCTTTATGATGACCCACAACAAATGTTTGAAGCGATGACACTACTAACAAATTACACAGATCCGGCTGCATCAGTCGGTGCTTGTGTACCTATTGTAGTGGGCACAGGGCAAACAACTGCTCCATTTTCGAGCAGAAATTCCCTAGGCGCTATTGGTACAAACGATCAGATCAAGATCTTAGGCTTAACGAGAGATACCGGACATCAGGACGTATCCGTCGCAGGAAGCGTATGGAGAGTCATGATTAACGAGCATATTCTCGGCAACAACGTTACAGGCGTAGCATAAGGAGAATAAACTATGGCAATATCACGTAATCAACTAGTCAAAGAACTAGAGCCAGGTTTAAACGCCTTGTTTGGCCTGGAATACAAACAGTACGAAAATCAAGCAAGTGAGATTTACGTTACTGAATCATCTGATAGAGCTTTCGAAGAAGAAGTTATGTTATCAGGGTTCGCACAAGCAAGAGTAAAACCAGAAGGAACTGGTGTAGCTTTTGATAATGCACAAGAAACTTTCACAGCAAGATACACTAACGAGACAATTGCTCTCGCTTTTGCTATCACTGAGGAAGCTATTGAAGACAACCTATATGACAGACTTGCTTCTAGATACACAAAAGCTTTGGCAAGATCGATGTCACAAACAAAACAAGTTAAAGGGGCTGCGCCTCTGAATAACGGATTACCTTCATTGAGTTCGTTCACTTCAGGAGACGGCCAACAATTGTTCAGTACTGCGCATCCAACGATTGCAGGTACTTTTCAAAATACTTTAACTACACAAGCTGACTTAAACGAAACTTCATTAGAACAAGCATTGATAGATATCGCTGCTATGACTGATGAAAGAGGTTTAAAAATTGCAGCTAAAGGTGTAAAAATGATTGTGCCACCGGCGAACCAATTTACTGCTGAAAGATTGATGAAATCTCAAGGTAGAGTTGGTACTGCTGATAATGATATCAACGCAGTTAAATCTATGGGAATGATTCCTCAAGGTTATAGAGTGAATAATTTCTTAACTGATACTGACTCTTGGTACATTACTACAGATGTCCCTAATGGGATGAAACACTTTAACAGAGCACCTCTTACTACTAAGATGGAAGGGGACTTTGATACTGGCAACGTTAGATACAAAGCTAGAGAAAGATACGTTTTTGGCGTATCAGACCCTAGAGGTATCTTCGGTGTCGAAGGTGCGTAATCAATAAAATTTTGTGGCGGAACATGTTTCCGCCACAATTTACTCATAGAAAGAAAAATGCGACAATTTCTAGTAAAAATATGGGCTTACGATCATCATGCTACATTTAAGGTATTAGCCGATGATAATGCGGAGTCTATTGAAAAAGCAGTCCTTGACAAAATTGGAGAAAAGAGTATAAAGTGGGAAGATCTGGGGAATTCATACCGAGATCAGAGACGAATAACATACGAGGAGTTAGTTGATGGTACTAGACCTGTACAAACAAAAACGATCCTTGGAGTTGAAGTGGCAGCTAGAGTATGAGCAAAGTGGTAAATATACTCTTAATATGGTCGAAATTGATGGTGCAATTAAAAAAATTATCACTGAGATCAAAGCCGAGGAATCGAAGATTGCAGATAGAGAAAATGCAATCACAAATGCTGCCCCACAAGTTTCTGTGGCTACTTAGATAAACGCCACATCGCTGAAACCGTACTTTTATGCAGGGATCCCTTGCACTCTTCACAAATTTCATATATATTTTAATCACTATACAATTATTTAATTGAATATAGACGCGTATAGTCGACGGCCTAGAGACTATATTCAAATTAACTAGGAGGATTATAATTATGGCAAAAACAAACTTTTCGGGACCTATTACAACAGGACCGATACAAGTAAATACAGGCTCAACTGTTGGAACAAATGTTAGAGACGCTGCGTTCGTAAAGAACTCAATGGTGTTTCCATTTGACTATGCTAGTGTAGCTGTCACAACTGATGCTAACAGCTTAGCTACTACTTCTGATAATGGAGTTGGTACAACTACTGTTACATTTGTAGATACTACAGCAAATGTCGCAGGCATTACTTCTGTGGGTGGTTTTGAAATGGCTGCGGCTGTTACATTAACATCTAGTGGTAATGACTCAGCTCTTACAGCAACGCTTACAGGAACAGACATTCTTGGTAATTCACAAACTGAAGCTATTACTATGGCTAATGCCGGAGTGGTAACTACTACTAAGACTTGGAAAACTGTAACAGAAACAACTGTTTCAGGTGCAGGTACAGTAGGCACATTAGAAATGGGAGTTTTAGCAACTGCTCAAGTTTCTGTAGTAGCTAGATCATTGTTCAACGAAAATCCGTTGTCCCAAACATCTAGTACAGTAGGGAAGAACTTAGCTAACAATATCGTGATTCCACCTTTTTCTAGAATTACAGATATTCGTCTAAATAACACTGTAGCGTATTCCAATACAACATATGTTGAAATTGGTACTAATGTTGCGCAAGCAGCAGGAGCTACTTTAAATAGTCTTGAATTAGATTATTTTGCAGGCGATGCAGCGACAGATGTCAAAGCAATTGGTTCTCATCATGTTCCACTTTATTTAAAACAAACAGCTGCTCAACAAGATAGTTGTTTGAACGTATCTGATGGCGATGCTAGTGGATATGAAATAGATAAAGCGATCGTTATTACTTTCACTACGGGCACAGCTGCCCCAGCTGCAGGTAATAGTTATCTAGTTGTTGATTGGTTGCAAAAAGCTAACAACACTAACTAATAAATTATTCTAAGCTCCTTCGGGAGCTTAGAGAATTAGGAGAAAAAAATTATGGCAAATGTATCAGCGGTAAAAGCGAAATTTTTTGAACCGCAAGGTGTTAGTGCAGCTTTAGTGTCTGCATCAGCTTCGGCTGCAACTTTAGTTATAGCTGACGGAGGACCTTACGGAAATCTTACGGAAACAATAACTTTATATTCAAGTGGTAATAATTCTGGGAATACTTTCACGATTACAGGAACTGATGGTAATGGAGATGCTCAAACAGAGGATCTTACAGGTCCTAATGCAGGTACAGTAAATTCTGCAAATAAATATTTGACGGTTACTAGTATTGTTTCTGATGGAGCTATTGTAAGTGATATTCAAGCAGGAATACTGGGCACAGGCGCACTTACTGGAACTGTATTCGCAGGAAGAACAAGAATCAGAGGATTAACAGGTACAAGTAAAGCTTCTGCTGGAAATATTGTTTTTAAAAATACTTCAATAACAGGAACTAGTTTACTAACGATTCCTTTAACAGGGGCAGTGTCTTCTATAGACCCTTATGTTCCTGATAATGGGGTACTGTTTGATGCGGGTGCATACGTAAATCTAACTGCAGCTGATGTTACAGGTGTGACAGTATACTATGACGGGTAGGGTTAGATGGCTAACACTACTTCAGGCTCTTACACTTTTGACAAGACTCTTCCGATTGACGAAATAATCGAAGATGCTTATGAACGAATAGGTTTACAAAACGTTTCGGGTTATCAATTAAGAACTGCCAGAAGATCTTTAAATATTTTATTTTCGGAATGGGGTAATAGAGGACTTCATTATTGGGAAGTAGCAAATCAAAGTCTTAGGTTAGTAGAAGATCAAAGCGTCTATAATTTTTATCGTACTACTGCAGATGGAACATCTGACGGAATTAGTACTA